ACACCGGCCCCGGTGGTGGCCATTGAAGAGCCGGACGATTGCAACGAGAACGTGAAGGGGCAGGGGGACACGATCACGCTGCTGGAAGAGCGGACCAAGACCTACCCTCGGCGCAAAGTCATCTACGGTGGCACGCCCACGATCAAGGGCGCCAGCCGTGTGCAGGCTGCATATGAGGCGAGCGACCAGCGCAAGTTCTGGGTGCCTTGCCCTGACTGCGGTGAGCACCAGGTGCTGCAGTGGGACAACGTGCGCTGGACTGACACGGCTGACGTGCCCCATGAGGTGTTCGGGCGTGTGAACTTTGACAGCGTGGGCTACATGTGCGCGCACTGCGGGTCGATCTGGACGGACGCGCAGAAGAACCGCGCGGTGCGGCTGGGCGAATGGCGTGCCAGCGCGCCTTTCCATGGCGTGGCTGGGTTCTACATCAACGAGCTTTACAGCCCGTTCCCCGGCTCAAAGCTTGAGCTGCTGGCCAAGAAGTACTTGACGGCTGTGCATGCTGAGGCCCAGGGCGACGACACGAAGATCCGCAGCTTTCGCAACAACACCGAAGGCCTGCCGTATGAGTACACGACGGATGTGCCCGAGTCGAGCGACATCAAGACGCGTGCCGAGGGCTACGCCGAGTTCACGGTGCCTTGGGGCGGCTTGTTGCTCACTGCTGGCGTGGACGTGCAGCATGACCGCCTGGCCGTGGTGATCAGGGCATGGGGGCGCGGTGAAGAGTCTTGGCTTGTGTACTGGGGTGAGCTGTACGGCTCGACGCTGGTGCCCACAGCCGGCGCCTGGACGGACTTGAACGCGCTGCTGACACGCACGTTTGTGCATGCCAGTGGCTCTGAGATGAAGATCAGCGCCGTGTCTATTGACGGCTCGGACGGCAACCGCACCGAGATCGTCAACGGTTTTGTGCGGCCACGCAGGCAACTGCGCTTCATGACGGTGAAGGGCGCAAGCGAGAAGACGGACGACCGTAAGGAAATCTTCTCGACGCCGCGCAAAGCTGACGTTGGCCGCAGGAACAAGCCATCGAAGCAAAGCCTGGACACGTTCATTGTGGGCACGACGCGGGCGAAAGATTTGATCCTTGAAACGCGCCTGAAGCTGACGGGCAGCGGGCCTGGCCGCATGCATTGGTATGCCGCAGTGAGGCCCGATTACTTTGACCAGCTGGTGAGCGAGGTCAAGGCGCCCAGCCGCTTGAACAAGCTGCGCAAGGTGTGGACGCCTAAGGCTGGTGTGCGCAATGAAGCGCTTGACTGCGAGGTGTATGCCCTGCACGCCGCGCGGTCGATCAAGACGCACTTGATGCATGAAGTGCATTGGGAGGCGATTGAGCAGCGCCTGCGCCAGCGCTCGCTGCTGGACCCTGTTGTGCATGACGCCGTGAACGCGAGCGATGGCGGGCACGAAGAAGACGAAGACGAAGACGAACCAACCGCCACGGAATTGGGTGCCGTGGCCGAGGTGAGCAGTGCCCCGGCTGAAATGCTGCCGCTGTCTGAACCACTGGGTGCCGCTCCTCACGCAGCTCAGACGGTGCCGGGGGCCTATTCCGTACCGCAAACCGCACTGCCCGTGCCAACCGCGCCCAAGCCTGCCGCGCCGAAGAAGCGCAGCAAGTCCGGACGCCCGAAACCGGGCGGCTTCATGAACAACTGGTGACCCTCTATGCGCATCCCTCCGCGATTCACTGCTGGCGACACGGTGACGTGGTCGGAGCCCACCCTGCTCGACGGGCAGGGCCTGCCCGTGACCAGCACCGACTACACGCTCAGCTTCAGCTTTCGGGGCCCGGCTGTGCTGGCTGCGGCGGGCGATGTGGCAGGCGTGGCAGCTGGCACCGGCTGGGCCATGACGCTGCCTGGCAGCACCACCGCCGCGATGAACGCCACGAACAAGGGCGCGCGGTGGTGGTGGCAGGCCTTTGCTACCAAAGCGGGGCAGCGGCTCACGGTGGGCAGTGGGCAGCTTGTGGTGGACGCCAACTTCGCGGCGCTGTCTGGCCTGGTCGATGGGCGCAGCGCTGCTGAGCAAATCTTGGCGCAGATCGAGGCCACGATTCTGGCGCGCACTACGGGCGGCGGTGTGGCCGAGTACACGATCGGCACGCGCTCCATGAAGTACATGGCCATGACCGAGCTGCTGCAACTCAAAAGCCGCTACCAAATGGTGGTGGCCCGCGAGCGCCGCCGCCAGGCGTTCAAGAACGGGCTTGGCGCGCCTGACCGCATTGGGATCAGATTCAAATGAGCACCTCAACCCTGACCACGGCCAGCGTGCAGCTTGGCCCTGTGCGCACGCGCTCTGAGCCTGCCAACACCTCGTTTTTGGATGCATGGCGCGCGACCAATGGGCCCGAGGCCAAGCGCATGGCTGCGCGTGCTGGGGCTGCACCTGGCAAGCGCACGTATGCGGGCGCGGCTTGGGGCCGCACCATGTCTGACTGGGTGACCTTGTCGACCAGTGCCGATGCTGAGCTGTACCTGGGCCTGCGTGCGCTGCGTAACCGCAGCCGCGACCTGGCGCGCAACAACGAATACGCCACTAACGCCTTCAGGCAGATCAGCAACAACATCGTGGGCCAGGGCGTGCGCTTTCAGGCGCAGGTGCCCATGAGAAGGGGCACGCAGCTTGACAAAGCCACGAACGACCGCATCGAGCGCGCTTGGCAGCGTTGGACGCGCAAGCAGTTCTGTCATACGGCTGGGCGTATGTCGTTCTCGGCCATGGAGCGGGCGGTTATCCGCAGCGCGGCTATCAACGGCGAGATCCTGGTGCGCAAAGTGCGCCGTTCGTTCGGCGGCTCAGCGGTGCCCTTTGCGCTGGAGCTGATCAGCCCTGACCAGCTGGTGGACCAATGGAGCGGCTACAAGCCCACGGCCAATGAGATCCGCATGGGCGTGGAGGTAGATGAGTGGCAACGGCCCGTGGCGTACTGGCTGTACCCGCGCCACCCTGGTGACAACCAAGTGCAGGCTGCTGTGGCCAGCAACCAGTACATCCGGGTGCCGGCTGAAGACATCATCCACGTGGGCTTGTTTGATGAGCCCTGGCAGACGCGCTGCGTGCCCTGGCTGCACGCAACGATTGTGAAGCTGCGCCACGCGGGCGGCTATGAAGAGGCCGAGATTGTGGCGGCGCGCGGCGCGGCCTCGGTGATGGGGATCATTCAGACGCCTGAGCTGGACATTCCGGACCCGGCGGATGGCGACGACACCGACGACGTGGTCGACGGTGAAGGCGTGTGGGAGATGGCTCCCGGCCTGGTCAAGAAGCTGGGCCCGGGGGAGACCTTCACAGGCTTCAACCCACAGCGGCCCAACGCGGCCATGGACCCGTTCATGCGCTACATGCTGCGTTCTGCAGCGTGTGGCGCAGGCATGAGCTATGAGACCTTCAGCGGCGACTACAGCCAGAGCAATTTCAGCAGCTCACGCATGGCGATGCTGCCCGAGAGAGACAACTGGCGCATCTTGCAAGCCTGGCTGATTGAGACCTTTCACCAAGAGGTTTATGAGGCCTGGCTTGAGGCTGCAGTGATGTCTGGCGTGCTGAACCTGCCCGCGTGGGAGCTGCAGCCCGAGCTGTATTGCAACGTGCGCTGGATGCCGCGCGGCTGGGATTGGATCGACCCCAAAGAGATCCTGTACCACAAAGAAGCGATTCGCGCGGGCCTGGCCAGCAACACCAGTGTGCTGGGGGCTAAGGGCGTGGACATCGAAGACATGTTCGACGAGCGCGCCCGCGAGCTGGCTTACGCCGACGAGAAGGGCCTGGTGCTGGACACGGACCCATCAAAGGTCAACGACAAGGGCCAGGCGCAGGGCGCGGCCATGCCGGCCGATGGCACAGCCGAAGGCGGCGACCAAGGCGGCCAGGGCGCAAGTGCGAACGCTGGCGCCCAGGGCACCGGAACAACCGAACCGACAGAGGATTGACATGGCAAAAGACATTTATGTGACAGGCAATGTGACGGGCTATGTGCAAGGCCTGAACACCGCTGTGCCGGATGGCGTGGCGGACGACCTTGTTAACCGCAAGCTGGCGACGTACAAGAACCCCTGGACGCCCCCCACATCCTCAAGCAGCCCTGGCTATTCGGCGCTGCTCGAAATCGCCAGCAGCTATGAGCGGTCGAAGGCCAACAACTGCCGTGTGAATACTCCGATTCCATCAGCAGAGCTGGTTTCAAACACTGTGTATGCGACTGGGGCAGCGTTGCAAACGGCGTTCCCCGCGGCAGCCAACGCTGCAAAGATCGGCAAGGTCACATCCGGCAGCGGTTACGTGTTCTACGGGGGCAGCACAGGGGCGTGGGTGCAGCTCACTACTCCTACAGTTGGGTACGTCAACCCCGGTTCATCTGACCCTGCAAACTACCAGCTTATCAACCCGATTGCGGGTGTAGTCGATTCGTTTCCAAGCAATGGTGGCGCGCTGCTTACTGCGCCGTTGCGGTTGTTTGGGGCGTTCCCGTTTGCATCTGGTGGATACGCTAAGGCGGTAAGTTACTTTGCTTCCGGCGCAACTGACCCAACTGCTGACGGCACTGCTGCTCGTGCGGGGCGCTGGGCGCTCACCACTGACGACGTGTACCCCTGCTTGAGTAGCGGCGGCGGAAATCAATGGCCTCTCACTATTGACGACGGCACCGGCCCCCGCAGGGTGGTGGACCCTACATTGGTCGCCGCCCCAGCGGTACCCTGCGCGTTCAAGCAGACCTTGAGCGGCGGCGTGTATTACACGGTGCTGGACTTTAGCCAAGTTGGCGGCCGTAAGCGCAGGTACATCGAGATCCCTACTGTGTTTGATAACATCATAGGGCGGATCGGTATTAGCGGCTCGGCCACGTTTTACCCCACGCCGGTGCAGCCGCAAATCGTGCACCTCGCGGACTCTGTCGGCGGTACGGTAGCTCAAGGTTCAGGTTTTGACTCTTACGCAAACGTGATGCAGGACTACAGCGGACAAAAAAACTGGTGGTTGTTTTCCGAGTCGGGCACCGGGTTTCTTTCTGGTAATCGAACCCATCTGCAGAAACTGCAGAACATCGCCAACTTTCCCCAACTTCAAAAAGTAGCGGCCTTCCTGATCGCCCCATCAGTAAACGACGGCAACGGTATTGCCAGTAGCACCTTCACTGCAGCGCAGATCACGCAAGCAGTGGTGGACGCTCTGACGTTCTTGTTCGCAAAATGGCCTGATGCCTACGTACTGATACCAGGGTCTACCGCAGGCACAGGCGCAACAGGTGTAGCCAGCCAGGCCGGGAATATCGCAAACGAGACTGCGGTTATTGCCGGCATCCTGCAATACAACTCCCCCCGAGTACTGTACTGGCGGGCGATGACTGACCCTGCTGGGCAGATGATCAGGGGTATTGGCAGCATCAACAGCCCCACTGGCCTTGGAAGCGCCGATTATTGGTTTGACACCAGCGTATCTAACGACACCACTCATCCAGCTACGCAAGGCCACTTTATTCTGGGTGCTGAGCGTAATTTGCCGAGCATGGTGAGCGCAGTCCGCGCACTTGTGCCCAGCTCTACATAAGCCCGCACCCCTAGCCACTCAAGCAACCCAAGCCCGCACGAGTAACCACACCAAACCCCAACCCGCCCCGGGCAACCGCGGCGGGTTTTCTTTTTGGAGAACCGCATGTCTGCAGTCCTTGAGCAGCCGGAGGTCAAGCGCCTCAAGACCGGCGACAAGATCAAGCCGCTGGCTCGCAACATCACCATTGCCCGCGCCGCAGTTCAGGCGTCCGGAACCGAGCCCGGCCAGGCTGAGGCCACACCGGCTGTGCCCGGCCTTGACCTGGCAGCGCGCACCTTGCAAATCAGCTTTGCCAGCGAGGCGCCGGTTGAGCGTTGGTTCGGCGACGAGGTGCTGAGCATGGACGCCAGCGCGGCCGACATGAGTCGCCTCAACGATGGCGCCAACCTGCTCTTCAACCACGACCTGGACGACGTGCTGGGCGTGGTCGAGCGCGCTTGGCTGGGCGGCGATGGCAAGGCCTACGCGGTGGTGCGCTTCAGCACTGACGACCGTGGCGAGTGGGCCCTGCAGCGTGTGGCTGAGGGCGTGTTCCGCAACGTCAGCTTCATGTACTCGGTCAACGCGTACCGGATCGATTCGGAGTCTGAAGACCCGTATTACGACCCCGATGCGACTTACACGGCCACCTCTTGGATGGCTTACGAAATCTCGATTGTGAGCGTCCCTGCTGACCAAACGGTTGGCGTGGGCCGCGCCCTCACGGTCGACGAAACGAGCGTGACGGTATCTCTGCCTACGCGCTCTCAATCCCCGGCTCCTGCCGAAACTCAACTCTCTGGAGAAGACATGTTCCAACGCAAAATGCGCTTGCAAGAGCAAGTGATTGAGCGCTCCACGGGTGGCGGAGCCGCCCCTGTGCAAGCGCAGCCCGCAGCCCCTGCTGTTGACCCTCAAGGCCTGAGCCGTGAGGAAACCATCGCCGCCGTGCGCAAGCTGGGCGAGAAGTTCAAGATGCCCGACCTGGCCGACATCTTGATCGAGACGCAAGCCGACATCACGCAGTCGCGCACCGCGTTCATGCAGGCCACCGGCAACGCTGGCCAGCGCCCGGTGGCCTCGCCCGTGGGCGAGATGAGCGCCAAAGAGAAGGCCTCTTACAGCCTGATCCGCGCTGTGAACGCAGCCGTGAACAACGACTGGAAAGAGGCCGGCTTTGAGCGCGAGGTGTCGCAAACCATTCAGCGCCGCATGGAGGCCAACCCCGATGCACCCAAGGCTGCCAAGGCTGGTGGCAACGGCGTCCGTTTCTACGTGCCTACCGACTTGCCCTTCGCGCCTGACGAAAAGCATGCCCGCGCCTGGCGCCTGGCTGGCGGCGGTGCCAAGCTGCAGACTCGCGCCCCCTATCAAGTGGGCACGGCCTCGCAAGGCGGCAACCTGGTGCAAACCTCGCTGCTTGATCAAAACTTCATTGAGGTTTTGCGCAACGCCAGCGTGACGGCCCAGCTCGGCGCCCGCTACCTCACCGGCCTGGTGGGCAATGTGGACATTCCGCGTCAGACCTCGCAAACCACTGGTTATTGGGTGGGTGAGTCGGGCGCGATCACTGAGGCTGAAGCCACGTTCGACAAGGTCTCGCTGCGCATCAAGACCATCGCAGCGCTGTCCAAGATGTCGCGCCTGATGCTGCTGCAGTCGACGCCGGCCATTGAGATGCTGGCCCGCGAAGACCTGATTGCTGTGCTGGCCCTGTACCAAGACTTGGCCGCGCTCAGTGGCTCGGGTTCGAGCAACCAACCCACCGGCATCGTCAACACCGCAGGCGTGAACTCGATTGTGGGCGGCACCAACGGCGCGAACTTGAGCTTCGATCACATCATCCAGATGAAGACGGCGCCCAAGATCTCGAACGCGCCCATGGCCAACCTGGGCTTTGCACTCAACAGCAAGGCCATTGGCTACCTCGAAACGCTCAAGTCCACCACCGGCCAGTACTTGTGGTCGAACGGCGGCGGCGTGGGCGATGGCACGCCCAACACCCTCAAGGGCTACAACTACGCCGAGTCGCAGCAGCTGCGTTACGGCCTGACCAAGGGCACCAGCGCGGGCGTTTGCTCTGAGCTGATCTTTGGCAACTGGCGCGAGCTGCTGATTGCTGAATGGGGCGTCGTTGAGCTGATGGTGAACCCGTTCGATTCGACCGGTTTTGCCAACGGTGATGTGATCATCCGCGCCTTCCAGTCGCTGGACATTGGCCTGCGCCACCCGGCCTCGTTTGCCGTCATGTCTGACGCGCTGACGCCTGGCTTCTGATCAGCCCTGATCAGCCCTGCATTGACCTGAGCACAGGCCCGCCACGCGCGGGCCTGTTTGCTTTCACCCCTTTGGAGATCGATATGAAATTCAAGATCCGTGACGGCTTTGTCGTCAACCGTGTGGACTACATCGAGCTGGCCGATGGCAAGCGCGTGGAGCGCACCACGAACCAATACGCCGCTGAACTGGTGGACTTTGACGCGGCCCAAGCCGCCGAGCACTTGCACCAGCTTGAGCCCGTTGACAAAGAGGCACAAGCGTTCGTCAAAGGCCGCTTTGTGCCCAGTGCCGAAGCCACGCAGGTGGCCGGCGCCATTGGCTTTGACCTGCAGGCCCTGGTGGCCGAGGGCATCAAGGCTGGTGTGGCAGCGGCCCTGGCCAACGTGCCTGCCATTGCTGCGGCCAACGCTGCGGCGGCTGATGCGGCCAGCTCGCAAAGCACCTCGGCCTAAACCATGTTCGCGGAAAACCTCAGCGTCTTTCTGGCGGACTTCGGTGTGCCATGCAGCGCCAACTCGGTGAGCTTCACGGGCGTGCTCGACATGCCCAGCGAGCTGATCGGGTTGGGCCATGGCGACGTAGTCAGCAACGCCTACACGCTGCTCGTCAAGACCACCGATGGGCAAGCCGCAGGGCTGGCCTCGGGCGTGGCTGTGACGGCCAATGGCGTGGTCTATGTGGTGCGCGAACGCCTGCTTGAAGACGACGGGGCCTTTACCCGCTTCACCCTCAGAAAGTGAGCAAGCAATGCCTCAATACAAAGTGCGCACCGGCCACAAGCTGACCGTTGCCAACCCGGCCAAGCAAGGCCAAACCCTGGACAAGCTGGGTGGCGACACCGTTGAGCTGAGCACCGAAGAGGCTGCTCAGTTTGCCGATGCGCTTGAGCCTGAGCAGCCCACGCAGCAGGCCAGCGACGCTGGCGAGCACTAAGCCATGGCCACGCTGCGAGAGCAGATCCTGGCTCGCCTGCAGGTGCTCATGCAGGGCGTTGCGGGCGTGGTCACGGTTGAGCGCTCGCGGCGTGTGGCTGTTGACCGTGACCAAACGCCCGCCATCTTGATCCGGCCCGATGTGGACGAGGTCGAGCGCTACGGCCAGGCCACTGATCACCACGGCTTTGTTGCTGTGGTGACGGTTGAAACCCGAGGCGACCCGTGGGATGCAGTGGCCGACCCGATCGTGCAGGCCGTGCATGTGGCCGTGATGCGTGATGCCCAGTTGCTGGCCCTGGCCGATGTGCGCCTGGCCAGCCGGGAACCTGAAGACACCGAAGCAGACGCCACCGCAGGGCAAGACGCCCTGCGCTACCGCTTCACCTATTTGGCCCGCTCTGACGACCTCAGCGCGCGCCCCTGACCCCTCAACATTGAAAGGAATCAAGCATGTATGCATTCGGTACCGGCAACATGTGGGCCACGCCCAGCGTGGATGCCTTTGGCAACACCAGTGCCACCCCCACGCCCGTGCAGTTCGGCGAGCTGCAAGACAGCCAGGTCGACATCAGCCGCGACCTCAAAGAGCTGATCGGCCAAAACCAATTCCCTGTTGCTGTGGCAGCGGGTAAGGGCAAGGTTGGCATCAAGTCGAAGTTCGCACGTCTGAACGGCCAGATCCTGGACACCGTGTTTTCTGGCCAGGGCTATGCCTCGGGCACGCTCACGGCCATCAACAACGACACCACGGGTGCAGCCATCCCGGTCAGCCCGTATCAGCTGACCGTGGCCCCACCAAGCAGCGGCACGTATTCGCGTGACCTGGGCGTGATCGATGCCAACGGCGCACCCATGGCCCGCGTGGCCAGCGCGCCCGCTACCGGCCAATACAGCGTGACCGCTGGCGGGCAGTACACGTTCGCAGCTGCTGACACGGGCAAGCTGGTGTTCATCAACTACGTGTACACGGCCACGGCCACGGGCGCCAAGGCCGTGAGCTTTCAGAACTTGCCGATGGGCCAGACGCCCATCTTCGGCATTGACCTCAAGGTGGGCTATGCGGGCAAGAACGTGATTTGGCGCTTCCCGAATTGCGTGTCAGGCAAGCTGACGTTTGGTACCAAGCAAGACGACTTCACCGTCGTCGACCTGGACATTGCCGCCTTTGCTGACAGCACTGGCCGCGTGTTTTACGAGTACGCACCGGAGTAATCAGCCAATGAAGAAAACCCCTTTGAAGCTGGCTGACACCACGCTGGTGCTGGGCCCGCTGCTGGCCGCCACCGTGCGCGACAACAAGGCCGAGATTGCCCAGGCCCGCACGGGCCAGATCGCCGCCGAAGACCTGATCGAGCTGACGGTAACCCTGGTGCTGGCCTGTGCGCAGCGCCTGAACCCTGCCGTGACGCGCGGCCAGGTCGAAGACTTGATCGACATGGAGAACCAAACCCAGGCCATGGCGGCGGTGTGGGGCGTGTCAATTCCCGAGGCTGACCCATCGGGGGAGGCGCAGGCGGCGGTGAACCCGCCGACCTGATCAATTGGGACGACCTGTTTGCCCACGTTGTGGGCAGCACGGGGTGGACGTGGGAGCAGGTTGAGCAACAGCTTGACCTGCACCGCCTGGCCGCCCTGAAGCGCCAGTGGCGGCGCCACCCACCTGTTCACCACCTGGTGGCCGCATTCCTCGGCCACAAGCCCGACGACGGCCCCGGCACACCCAGCGCACAGGCCGCATCGGCTGACCTCGACCAGCTCGCGGCTGGTGCGGTGGTCATCAAGAGCGCGCCCAAGCTGGACACATCAGCCTGGGACTCAAGACC